GAAGATCCCGCACCGCGAGAACCCGCGCGTGCGGTCCTGGGAGCCGCGCACCGACCGGCGCAACGAGGTGTTGGACTGCACCGTGATCGCCGTGTGGATGTGCCGGCACCTGCGGCTGCACCTGAAGCGCGCCGCCGAGTGGGACGCCATCGAGCTGCGCCTGCGGCAGGTTCCGCTGCCCGGCACGGACCTCGACGTCACCGCACTGCGGCCGGCGACGACGCCGGCCGCACGCACGGACGACAGCCGTGTGCCGGAGCGACAGGCGACCACGACACGCCACGCGCCGGTGGCGCCGCGCCAGGCGGCGGTGGCACAGGCGGTCGGCGGCGCGTCGCGATTCTCAGGTGCCGGGCGGTTCGGTGGACATGGAGGCCGGCGATGAAGCGCGCCGACGGGCCCGACGTCATCCGCTGGGTGCTGGACTGGCTGCTCGCGCACGAGGACAGCATCACCGAGCATCTGGCGCTGGAATGCGAGCGCGCCGCGCGGCACCACTGGGGCGGCGACACCGTCACGTACATCGCGCGCGTCTGCGAGGCAGACCGCGGTGCTTCGGTGCGTGCGGCGCTGGCCGACGTGCAGGGCGGCGCCTCGCCCGGCGAGGCCGCACGGCGGCACGGCGTGGACAGGTCGACGCTGTGGCGGGCCCAGCAGCGGCAGGGAGGCGAGCCTGAGCCACCACCGCCGCAGGCCCCGCCGTCTCGCTTTGCCAGTGGTGGGCGCTTTGGCGGGCGCCGGTAGACGTTGCACCATCCCCCTGACGCTGCAACGCCACCAGCCCGCAGCATGCCGACATGTCGGGCATCACCCTCGAGCAGGCGCAGGCCAGGCTCCAGCTTTACCAGGACGCCGAAGAGACCGTCCTGACGAACCAGTCGTACACGATCGGTGAGCGCAGCTTCACGCGGGCCGACCTGAAGGACATCCAGGCCGGCATCGCGTTGTGGGAGCGGCGCGTGCAGTCGCTCAGCGCCGCCGCTGGCAGCAGCCGCGGGCGGGCCCGCACCGTGGTCGTGCGTGGCTGAGCCGGCAGCCATGGCGCCACGCAGCTTCGGCCTGGCGGACTTCGAGACCCTGCCGCACGCCCAGGGCCCGCAGGCCCGGCCGTCCGACCCCATGCTGCAGCCGCCCGCGGCGCTGTCGCGCGGCCAGCGCGTGCTGGCCGCCCTGGGCGGCATGGGCGGTGGCATGGGCGGCTACCAGGGCGCGCGGCGCGACCGCGCGGCCACGGCCTCGTGGCGGCTGCCGGCCGGCAGCCCGGAATCCGACGTCATTGCCGACCTGCAGACCCTGCGCGAGCGCTGCGCCGACCTCGAGCGCAACTCGCCCGTGGGTGCCGCTGTCGTCAACATCAACGTCGACCATGTGGTCGGCACCGGCCTGGTGTGCAACCCGCAGCTCGACGCCGCGTTCCTGGGCCTCACGCGCGCGCAGGCCAAGGCCTGGCAGGCCGACACGCGGCGGCGCTTCCGCGCCTGGTGCATGTCGCCAGACGCCGACCTGGAGCGCGTGCAGAACTTCTATGAGCAGCAGGACCTGGTGCTGCGCAGCACCCTCAGCCGCGGCGACATCATCGCGCTGACGCCGCGGCCCGAGCGCAACGGCCGCAAGCGCCTGGCCGTGCAGCTGATCGAGGCCGATCGCGTCTGCAACCCCGGCCGGCGCAGCAACACCGCCACGCTGACCGAAGGCATCGAGTGCAGCATCGAGACCGGCGAGCCGCTGCGCTGCCACATCGCCAGCCGGCACCCGGGCGACCTGAGCGGCGGCACTGTCACCTGGACGGCGGTGGATTTCCGAGGCGCCAAGACCGGGCGGCGCAACGTGCTGCACGTCTACAAGCGCCTGCGCCCGAGCCTGCGCCGCGGCGTGCCCGTCCTGGCGCCGGTGATCGAGCCCATCAAGCAGGTCACCAAGTACTTCGGCGCCGAGCTCGACGCCGCCGTCACCAGCGCCGTGGTGGCCGTGATCCTGGAGATGGACCACAACGCCTTCCAGGAGATCTACAACAACGAGGAGCAGGGCCAGTACCTCGACCGCGTGTCGCGCTGGAGCGGTGAGATGGAGACCGGCCAGGCCATCAACCTGGCCCCCGGCGAGAAGCCGCACAGCACCAACTTCGGCCGCCCCAACTCCCAGTTCGACCCCTTCATCAGCGCCTGCTTCCGGCAGATCGGCATGGCCGTGGGCCTGCCGGTGGAAGTGCTGACCATGTGCTACCAGAGCAGCTACAGCGCGGCCAAGGGCGCGCTGCTGATGGCCTGGCGCGGCTTCATGGGCCGGCGCGACTGGCTGGCCACGCAGTTCTGCCAGCCGGTCTACGAGCTGTGGCTGGCTGACGAGGTGGCCGAAGGCCGCATCGCCGCGCCCGGCTTCTTTGCCGACGACGTGGTGCGCGCCGCCTGGTGCGGCAGCCAGTGGGTGGGCGACGGCCCCGGCAGCCTGGATCCGCTGAAGGAGGCCAACGCCGCCGAGAAGCGCCTGGCGCTGGGCATCAGCACGCGCCAGGCCGAGAGCCAGCTGCACGACGGCGTGGACTGGGAGACCAAGCACGCGCAGCAGGTGGAAGAAGAGCAGGCCCGCCGCCGCGACGGGCTGGGCCAGGTGGCCGCCACGCCACAGCCCTCACGCGCCCCACCGCCGCCGCGCGAGCCCGACGACACGTCGGACGACGACACCGAGGACTGACCCGCGTGGCCACCGATCGCGTCATCGCCGCATGTTGCACCGTCCCCCTGACGCTGCAACGCCGGAATGCGGAGCATCCGTTCCCAGCATGAGCCTGGTCGACCTTCTCTGCAGCCCCTGGGCGATCCTCGAGGACCGCTACGCCGAACTGCGCGAGATCTACGCCGCGCACGCCGCCGGCCGGCTGGACCTGGCCGCCGTGGAGGCGCGCCTGGGCCGCGAGCTCAAAAGCGAGCTCAAGGCCTACGAGGTGATGCCCGGCGGCGTGGCCCGGCTCGCGGTGGATGGCGTGATGGCCCCCAAGGCCAACATGTTCATGCGCATCAGCGGTGGCCTGAGCACCCAGATGCTGATCGATCAGTTCGACAGCATGGCCGAGGACCGCAACGTCAAGGCCGCCGCCATCGTGTGGGACAGCCCGGGCGGCAACGTGCTCAGCGTGCCCGCCGCCGCCGCGGCGCTCAAGCGCCTGGCCGACGCCAAGCCCACCGTGAGCGTGGTCGACGGCATCATGGCCTCGGCCGCGTACTGGGTGGGCAGCGCCGCCAACGCCATCTACATCGAAGGCCCCACCAACCTGGTCGGCAGCCTGGGCGTCGTGCAGCGCCTGCAGTGGGACGCCGCCAGCCCCAACAGCATGACGCTGGCGCGCGGCCGCTACAAGGTGCTCAGCGCCAACGGCGAGGCCCCGCGGCCAGAGGTCATCCGCCAGCAGGAAGGGCAGCTCGACTACCTGTACTCGGTGCTCGTCAACGCCGTGGCCGAGCATCGGCGCACCACGGCCGATGCCGTGCTCGAGCACATGGCCGACGGCCGCGTCTTCGTCGGCCAGCAGGCCATCGACGCCGGCCTGGTGGACGGCTTCAGCACTGCGGCCGACATGCTCGACCGCCTGGCCCACGAGCCCGAAGCATTCGCCAAGCGCCGCACGGCGCGCATCACCGTCCCGGCCACCGCCGCCCAGGCGCCTGAGCCTTCCACGTCTGTCACGCCTCCCGAAGGAGAAGCCCACATGTCCACCGCCGCACCGGCAGCGCCGCAGGCGCCCGCCACGCTCACCCGAGACAACATCCAGGCCCAGCACCCCGCGCTGTTTGCGGCGCTGCAGGCCGAATTCACCGCCGCCGGCGCCACCGCCGAGCGCGAGCGCATCCAGTCCGTGATGGCCCAGCAGATGGCTGGCCACGGCGCGCTGATCCAGAGCCTGGCCTTCGACGGCAAGACCACCGGCCCCGAGGCGGCCGTGCAGGTGCTCGCCGCCGAGCGCGCCAAGCTGGGCAGGACCGCTGCGCAGCTGGCCGATGACGCGCCTGCCGCCGCGCCGGCCGCTGCAACGCCGGCCGTGCCGCCGCAAGCCGCCGCCCAGGACATGTCGCTTCCGGTGGAGGCGCGCTGCAAGGCCGCCTGGGAGACCGACGCCAAGCTGCGCGGCGAGTTCACCAGCCTCGAGGCCTTCACCGCCTACGCCCGGGCCGAGGAGGCCGGCAAGGTCCGCCGCCTCACCACCCGCACCGCCTGACACCACGGAACCACTGCACGGAGCCCCACCATGAAGGTCCGCACCCTCCACATCGCCGCGTTCGCCATGATGGCGTTCGTGTTCCTGGTCGTCGCTGTCGCGCCGGCCGAGGCCATGGCACTGGCGCAGGCCGGCTGGCAGCAGTACCTGGCGCCCAACGGCGACATGGTGCTCGCCACCACCCTGGCCGCGCAGGCCCTGCGCAACTACGAGCTCGGCGACGAGAACGACATCCCGGTCATCGCCGCCGACATCATCTATGAAGGTGCCGCCGTCGGCATCGTGGACGCAAGCGGGCACGCCCGCCCGTTCGTGTCGGCCAACCGGTTCGCCGGCTTCGCGTCGCGCAAGGCCGACAACAGCGCCGGCGCCGCGGCGGCCATCAACGTCACGGTGCGCACCCGCGGTCAGGTGCAGCTCACCGTCAGCGACGCCCTGATCACCGACGTCGGCCAGCCCGTCTACGCCAGCGACGACGACACCTTCAGCCTGAACCCGGCCGCGGGCGGCTTCATCGGCTTCGTCAAGCGCTTCGTGTCGTCTGGCGTCGTCGTCGTGGAGTTCGACGCCAATGCGTTCCGCGACCCGTGGGCGCACAAGACCGTGCGCGAGACGCTCACCGGCACCAAGACCTTCGACGCCGAGGACAGCGGCAAGCTGTTCTGCGTCACGGCCGCCGGCGATGCCGACGCGCTCACGCTGCCGGCCATCGCCGCCGGGTTGTCGGGCATCACCATCCTGGCCGTGGGCGCCTTCGGCACCACCGCGGTGACGATCGACCCCAACGCCGGCGACTCCATCCTCGGCCCGGACATCACCGCGGCCGACAACAAGGACCTGATCTGCACGAAGGCCACGCAGCGGCGCGGCGACTTCGTCACGTTGATCGCCGGCGACGCCGACGGCTACATGGTCACCGAGATGCGCGGCACCTGGGCCCGCGAGGCCTGACCCGACGCCCCTGATCCACACGCAAAGGAACCGCCACCATGGACCAGAGCCAACTCAGCAGCCGCGCCATCATCGGCATGTACTACGCGCGGCTGGAAACCAACCCGGGCCTGCCCTGGGTCAACGCCGTCAGCAACATGTTCGAGAGCGACCAGGTCAGCGAAAGCTACGCTTTCCTGGGCCAGAGCCCGGCCATGCGCGAATGGATCGGCGGCCGCCAGGCCAAGGGCCTGCGCAGCAACGACCCGGTGATCATCACCAACCGGCACTTCGAGGGCACGCTCGAGGTGGCGGTGCGCGACGCCCGGCGCGACAAGACCGCGCAGATCCGCGCGCGCATCGAAGACCTGGCCGACCGGGCCGTCAGCCACTGGGCCAGCCTGCTGAGCACGCTGATCCTCAACGGCGCAAGCACCGCCTGCTACGACGGCCAGTACTACTTCGACACCGACCACGCCGAAGGCGACAGCGGCTCGCAGAGCAACAGCATCAGCGTGGACATCTCCGCGGTGCCCGGTGCCGGCACCGACAACACGCCGGCGGCGCCGAACCTGACGCAGATGCAGTGGGCCATGCTGCAGGGCATCACCACGCTGCTGGGCTTCAAGGACGACCGCGGCGAGCCCATGAACGAGAACGCGCGGGCGTTCACGGTGCTGGTGCCCACCAACCTGTACCTGGCAGCCCAGGCCGCGGTGAGCACGCTCAACACCATGGCACTGGCGCAGAACTTCAACCCGGCCGTGCTGCCGTCGATGCAGATCGACGTGCAGATGAACCCGCGTCTGAGCAGCTGGACGGACAAGTTCGCGGTGTTCCGCAACGACAGCCCCGTCAAGGGCCTGATCCGCCAGAGCGAGACCGGCGTGGAGATGAAGGCCAAGGCCGAAGGCAGCGAGTTCGAGTTCGACCACGACGCCTGGCAGTTTGGCATCGACTCGTGGCGCAACGTCGGCTACGGCTACTGGCAGCGCGCCTGCCTGGTGACGATGGTCTGACGCCGCGGGACGCGAAGCCATGTTCACCCGCTACACCGCCCTGGGCCTGGCCCGCTTCGGCCCGGGCGCCGTGCTGCAGCTCAGCGCGGCGCAGGCCGCGGCCCGCGCCCATGTGCTCGACACGCTCGACGCCCAGGCCGGCCACTACCGCGCCCGGGCGGCCGTGGAGTTCAAGCGCGGCGAGAGCATCGGCCTGGCCGAGCAGCCTGCGCGCAACATGAGCGAGACGCTGGTGCCGGTGGATGCCGCCGCCACCGCCGATGCCGCCACCGCCGATGCCGCCACCGCCGATGCCGCCACCGCCGATGCCGCCGCCGCCGATGCCGCCACCGCCGATGCCGCCGCCGCCGATGCCGCCGCCGCCGATGCCGCCGCCGCCGATGCCGCCGCCGTGGTGCCCGCCGGCCGCAAGGCCGCGCCCAAGCCGCCGCCGCGCGACACGGCCATCTGACCGGGGCGCCCGATGTTCAGCGAGGACTTCACCGTCTACCTCGCCGACTTCGGCGTGGACGGCACGCTGGCCGGCGAGCCGGTGCGTGTGATCTTCGACAGCCCGGGCAGCACCACCGTGGGCGCCACCGCGCTGCAGCCGCAGGCGCAGTTGCCCACGGCCAATGTGCCCGCCGACTACTACCAGGCCGCGCTGGTGATCCCGCAGGGCAGCTTCACCGTCGTCGAGCATCTGCCGGACGGCACCGGCTGGTCGCTGCTGCTGCTCCAGAACGCCTGAGGCCGGCCGCTCCATGACCGCCTTCCTCAACCTCCCGGCCTACGTGGCAGGCGCGCTGGCGCAGGCCCCGGCCATCGCCAGCGGGCATGTGCGCGTGGGCCGCGAACTGCCCATGCCACAGGGCTGGGACGAAGCGGTTGACATCGTGCTGTCCAGCAGCACCGGGCGCGCCCTCACGCTCGACAACCGCGCCACCCGCTGGACCACCCTGCTGGGCCTGCGCATCCGAACCCGGGCGGCTGCCGGCAGCGACGGGCACACCGGCCCGGACGCGCTGCTGGCCAACGTCTTCAACCGCATCTCGTACAGCACCCCGCCGCCCGGCACGATGGCCTGGCAGCTGCAGCCGCAGTTGCGCTGGGACATCGACGAGGCCGACCAGACCATCACCCAGGTCGACCTGGTGCTGGCCGTGGACCACATCACTGGCGGCTCCGGCCTGGACGCCGCCGCCTGACCCCCAGGAGCCCCGCACCATGAGCTTCATCCTCGTCCCCGGCACCGCGGTGTCGATCGCCAGCGTCTACGGCGACACCAAGACCATGAGCGCCATCTCCAACGCCGCCGAGGCGGTGGCCACGCTCGAGGCCTCGCATGGTGTCGTCGAAAACGACATCATCGAGATCACCAGCGCCTGGCCCAAGGCCGACAAGCGCGTGCTGCGCGCTGACTCCGTCGCCACCAACGACGTGACGCTGGAGGACTTCGACACCCAGAACACCAACCAGTACCCGGCCGGCACCGGTGCCGGCAGCGTGCGCGAGATCAGCACCTGGCTGGCGCTCAGCCAGCTGGCGCAGGACATCTCGGCCGCCGGTGGCGAGCAGCAGTTCACCAACCTCGCGCTGCTGAACCAGGACGACCTGATCGCGCTGCCCACCACGCGCTCGCCCGTCACGCTCACCATCCCGGTGTACTACGACCCCGCGCTGGCCTGGCTGGCCACCGTGCGCGCGGCGCGCGACAACAAGAGCCCCGTGGCCGTGAAGATGTCGTTTCCCAGCGGGGCGGTGCTCTACGGCAACGCCTACTGGAGCATGAACGACGTGCCCAGCGTGCGCGACGGCGTGCTGGCCACCACCGTGCAACTGACGTTTGCCGCGCAGCCCGCGGTCTACGCCGGCTGATGGGCGCGCTGCGCCTGGTGCCGGCGGCCACCTTCGACGCCCCCATCAAGCTCACCGTGGCCGGCGCCGACGAGCCGGCCACGGTGCTGTTCACCTTCGCGCGCAAGAGCAAGCACGAGCTCAAGGCCTGGATCGACTCCGCGGCCAACCGCCAGGACACCGACTTCCTGGGCGAGGTGGTCAAGGGCTGGAAGGCCGGCGTGCTGGATGCCGAGGGCAACCTCGCGCCGTTCACGGCCGAGGCCTTTGCGCAGTTGCTCGATCAGTACCCCGTCTCGGGCCTGCAGATCTACAACGGCTACCTGGCCTCGTATGGCGAGGCGCGCGCAAAAAACTGAGGCAGGCGGCCCGGGCCCTGGTGTCCG